GCTTGGCCAGTCTTGTTTCCCGGCATCGAGGGCGAGTAGAGAACCCGGCCCATCTCGTCTTGGGTCTTTTCGAGCTTGGCGCTCATGTAGACGTGGCGGCCGGGCAGGTCGCGGAAGGCTCGGATAATGTCCGCCATTTGCTCCTGCATCGCGCCGTAGGCGGCGCGTGGGTCTTTGTTGCTTTTTTTCTCGGCGTTCAGGACAACCTCGGCAATCTCGCTGATGCTGTCCAGCGCCACCGATTGATAGTCCTTGGCCTCGTGGCTGTCGCGAAGCCAAGAGTAGGCCTCCATCAGGGTGGCCATTGAGGTAACCTCAATGTAGGGCAGGTTTGCATCCTGAATGCTCAGGAGCCCGCCTTCGGCGCTCAGAATGATGGGCGCTGGCAAGGTTGCCGCCAGGGTGGTCTTGCCTGCGCCTGCTTGGCCGTAGACAAGGAGCTTGGCGCCGTTTGACGCCAGGGTGGCGGTGGTTTTTAGGTTGATGCTCATGCTGTCTCTCCATCAGCGGCCAGCGAGACGCTGACCCATTCGAACGAGCTGCCCTCGGGCAGTACGGTGGTCCCCTCTGGGAGCCGCGACCCCTGCAGCTGGGCAACGTACATCCAGTCGCCGACCGCCAACTTGACGCTGATGCGGTTCATCGGCACGCCCAAGAGGGCGGCGGTGTCGGTGTGGCCGACGGCGCTGGTGTAACGACCAGCCGCCAATGTGCGCTCGGGGCGCTGGCAGGGTGCAAACCGCACCCGGTGAAGATCAGCTGGGGCGACCATGCCCAGGCTGAATGAGTTTGCGATATAAATCATTGCTGCTTGACTCCAAAAATTGCGTCAATCAGGGCATTGCTGCCCTTAGAGTTGGGGAAGCGCTTTGCGTAGGCTGCGCGCTGGGCAGCCTCGCGTGCGGCCTTTTCGGCCTGAAATGCTGCAAATGCAGCATCGCCCCGCGCCTTCTCGGCGGCTTGAGCAGGGGTTAGGGTTTTGCGTGACATGAAATCCTCTTACGTTTAGCACTCGTCGGGAAGTCCGTTCAGTGCATGGATAGCATCCTACACCATCTTTTCGACTTGTGGTATACTTTTTTTCAATCTTCACCAACTTTTTTTCAGGAGTACGCTTTATGATGACGATTGAGCAGATCATCGCCGGGCTGCAAGACCGCAAGGTTCGGGTCGTTGCAGCGGCCACCGGCCTGCACTACAGTACCGTGCTTGCCCTCCAGCGAGGTCGCAGCAAGAGACCCCGCATCACCGCGATACAGCGGTTGTCGACCTATCTATCCAAGGCACCAGCCAATGGCAGACCTGACTAGCATCTTCGGCGGCGTCTACGCCCTCCCCGAGCCCAAGAGGGTAGACCCGCCAGACGAACAGCTGCGGGAGGCAATGATTGAGGCGGGTTTAGAGCCGCCGGAGAATATCTATCTAGACGGTCAGCTGCATAGGTTCAACTCCGGCACCAAGGGCACGCCAGGCCACAGCAAGCCAGGTTGGTACGTTGCATTCGGTGATGGCGTCCCGGCAGGTCGCTTTGGTTGCTGGCGTGCAGGCATCGAGCAGGCCTGGCAGGCGGAGATGGGCAGGAAACTCACCATTGCCGAGGAAATGGCGCACACCAGGCGCATGGCGGAGGCCAAGGCAGCGCGGGAGGCCGAGCAGGAGCGCAGCCAGGCGGTTGCCGCCAGTACCGTGGATGCGATCTGGACAGCAGGCGGTGCGGCGAGTGCGGACCATCCTTATCTAGCACGCAAGGGCATAGCCCCCAATGGCGCAAGGATCACCGGCGACGGGCGGTTGATGGTCCCGTTGTACGGCGCCGAGGGTGATCTGGCCAGCGTTCAGTACATCGCAGCCGACGGCGAGAAGCGCTACCACCCCGGCGGTGCCACTGGCGGCAAGTTCTGGATGCTTGGCGAGCCTGGCAGCACGATCTACATTGCCGAGGGTTTTGCCACTGCCGCCACTATTCACCAGGCCACCGGCAAGGCCTGCGCGGTGGCGTACAGCGCCAGCAACCTAGTCCCGGTGACTGGAGCGCTTCGGGATCGGTTCGGCGCACAACAGGACTTGGTGATTGTGGCCGACAATGATGCGTCTGGAGTGGGCCAACGCTACGCCGAGCAGGCCAGCGCCAAATACGGCGCCAGGTCGGTGATGCCGCCGCAGGCTGGGGACGCCAATGATTACGTCCAGGCAGGCAATGACCTGGCGGCGTTGCTTGAGCCATCGGTGAGCGACTGGCTGATGCCAGCGGATGAGTTCTCCCGCCAGCCAGCGCCGATTCGATGGATGGTCAAGGGCTGGATTCAGCAAGCCGCGCTCATCATGGTTCACGGTCCCAGCGGCGGCGGGAAGACTTTCGCCACGCTTGACTGGTGCCTGCGCATGGCCCAGGGCCAGCAGGATTGGTTCGGGCACCGTGTAACGCCAGGCGCGATTGTCTACTTGGCGGGCGAGGGCCACCATGGTCTGCGCAGCCGGATAGCGGCGTGGAAGGAGCGCCATGGTAATGGCCAGCCTCTTAATATGTATCTCAGCAAAAGCGGCTGCGATCTAGATACTCCAGAGGGCTACCGCAAGGTCTCCGAGCACATCAGGGCGCTACCGATCAAGCCCGCCATCATCACGATAGATACTCTCCACCGCTTCAACTCCGGCGACGAGAATTCATCCCAGGATGCCAAGGCGATGCTTGATGCTTGCGCCATGCTAATGGCAGAGTTTAATTGCACCATCATACTGGTCCACCATACTGGCGTATCTGAGGAGACCCAGCATCGAGCCAGAGGCTCAAGCGCTTGGCGCGGTGCGCTGGACATTGAGATCAGCATCGTCCCGGCCAAGGGTGATGCGCCGATGGAGATTATTCAGCGCAAGAGCAAGGACGCCGAGTTAGCAGCTACCTTATATGCCACGCTGGAGAAAGTAATTATTCCTGGTTGGTTTGACGAGGATGGCGATCCGGTCACCAGTGCCGTGTTGGTGCAGGCCGGGGCGCTAGAGAAGACCACCAAGCGCAAGCTCAGGAGCACCAATGCCAACGTGGCTTGGGAGGCGTTCAAGGTGCTCAATTCGAAGCTGGTCGCTCGGTCAGAATGGCGCCATGCATTTGATGATTTGTCCGAGCTGGAGTCCACCAACAGCAAAAAGCAAGCGTTCGCCAGGGCCGTTGTTGAGCTGCTTGAGCGCGGCGAGATGGTTGAGGATGAGCCCGGAATTTATGAGCTGGGGATTGGATTTTGACCGGGTACAGGGTACAAGCGGGTACAAGCGGGTACAGTTGTACCCTGGCGAAATACGTGTTTGGGGTACAACCGGGTACACACCCCTTTAGGGGTGTACCCGCTGTACCCGAACATCGTGCAAAAAATGCGTATCCGGGAGGCTCCCTATTGACAGACTGCTTTTTTTGCTATGATCGGCCACATGACTGAAATTGCTGCCTTTGTTCTGGCGTTGCTGCACTCCAGCACTAACGCTCATCTGATGCACTGGTCTACTAAGAGCTTGTCAGTCCATCTGGCGCTTGGGGACTACTACGCTCAGATCATTGACCTGGCGGACCAGTTCGCCGAGGCCGCTATGGGTCGTTACGAGCAGCTTAAAGAGTTCCCGCAGGACTACCACCAGGCCACCGAGCCGGTGGCGTACTTGGAGTCTATGAAATTGTTTGTCCAAGAAGCGCGGCAGCATCTGCCCCAAGACAGCGAGCTACAGAATCTTGTCGATGAGATTGCCGACCTGATAAACTCAACCCTTTTTAAACTCCGTTTTCTGGATTAAATACATGCTGCAACCGCTCCATGATAAGGTAGTTATTAAGCCGAATACTCGGCAACTATCTGATATTATTATTACCAATAATAAAGAACCGTTTAATGAAGGTACGGTCGTGGCTGTTGGGCCGCTTGCGCTGGACGTGCAAGTGGGGGATTTTGTAAAGTATGGTAATGGCGACTATTTGAAATGGCCGACGCATAAGGTAGATGGTCAGGATTATCAGATTATTCAAGAAGCTGATATTTGTGCTATTGTTGAGCATTAACTCAAAGGAATACAATCATGTCTAATTCTATTGCTACTGGCGTTGCATATAATGACCCGGAGTTCTCGACCGTCTACGCTACGGCGGAGATTGGGTACAGCACGGCGGCGCAGGGCACGGTGACCCAGCTCACAAGCAAGTCCACCGGCGTGACTTTGAACAAGTCCAGCGGCCAGATCACGATGAACAATGCGGCGTTGGCAAACGGCGCCATCATCTCGTTTACGCTGACCAACAGCCTGTTGTCGGCCAAGGATGTCATCATTGTCAACGTGGCTGGCGGCCTGGCTACTAACGGCACCTACACGTCTTTCGTCTCAAACGTCAGCGCGGGCACGGCGGTTATCAGCCTGTACAACATCAGCTCGGGCTCGCTGTCTGAGGCTGTGGTCCTCAATTTTGCAATCATCCACGGACAATAATCATGCCGCTTATGAAGTCAGCAAGCCCCAAGGCCTTTGGCAAGAACGTCAAGGCCGAGATGAAGGCGGGCAAGCCTGTGAAGCAGGCTGTGGCCATCGCCTACTCGGAAAAGCGTGAGGCCGAGAAGGGCCGCATGTCTGAGAAAAAAGAGAAAAAATGAAGATTGAGCAGCGCCCGGTGGCGGGCCTGATCCCCTACGTCAACAACAGCCGCAAGCACAGCGATGAACAGGTCGCTCAGATAGCGGCCAGCATCAAGGAGTTTGGGTGGACCAACCCTATCCTGGTGGATGGTGCCAACGGCATCATTGCCGGGCATGGGCGCTTGATGGCGGCTCGCAAGCTGGGCATGGAGGCCGTACCAGTCATTGAGTTGGCGCACCTATCCGAGCCGCAGCGCAAAGCGCTCATCATTGCCGACAACAAGCTGGCAATGAATGCGGAGTGGGACAACGATCTGTTGATGCTGGAGCTGGGCGAGTTGCTCGAGGGCGGGTTTGATCTTGATTTGCTGGGATTTGGGAAGGACGAGCTTGATGCGCTGATGAAAGAAATTAATTTTGCCCCTGCTACAGAGGAAGAACAGGGCAAATTGGACGAATTAGACCCGAAATGGATTGCTTGTCCCCATTGCGGGAAAGAATTTGATGCAAGACAAGCCTAGCCTAAAAATTGATTGGGCTAGCCACGATGCGGCTAAGTATGCTTGCATTAACTGGCATTACAGTAAAGCAGTGCCGATGCCGCCTATTGTAAAAATAGGGGTATGGGAAGACAATAAGTTTATCGGTGTTGTTTTGTTTTCACGAGGCGCAAGCCCGATGCTGGGTGCAGCTTACGGACTTACACAAACTGAATGCTGTGAATTAACAAGAGTTGCATTAACTAAACACACGACACCTGTATCAAAAATAATTAGTATTGCAATTAAATTCTTAAAGAAAAACAATAAAGGTATTAGGTTAATTGTGAGTTTTGCAGATCAGATGCAAGGTCACCACGGCGGAATTTATCAAGCTGGCGGATGGATATATTCAGGTACTTCAAATGAAAGTTTTGAATACATCGGTCCAAACGGAAAGAAATATTTACAAAGACAAGTCGCTGAATCGGGGTTTGTAAAGCAATTTGGGAAAACAACAAAAGTTTTTAAAAGAAGCGAGTGCGTTGCTGTTCCTGTTTTGGGCAAGCACAGATACCTGATGCCACTTGACAAGATGATGAGTGCTAAGATCGCACCACTAGCAAAGCCTTATCCAAAGCGTGAGAAGCAGGCGATGGTCGATTCCCTCGACACAGCGGCGGTGCGTCACCGACCCTCACGCTCCAATTCAACAATGCTTGAGTGCGACACTTTGCCTCAATAAAAGATGCTACCCCACGAACCCACCGAGAAAACCCGCTCCCAGGCCCAATCCGCAGCAGGCCTGGGGCTGCCGCATGAGCAGATCGGCGCTCTGCTGGGCATCAGCGATGTGACCCTGCGGAAATACTATGACGTTGAGCTGGCGCTTGGGAAAGCCACGGCCAGCGCTAGTATTGCCAAGACGCTATTTAACAAGGCGATGGCGGGCGATACCACGGCGATGATCTGGTGGACCAAGGCGCAGATGGCCTGGGGCGAAACGAATACCACCAAGCTGGCGAACCCGGACGGCACGCCCATCGAGGGCATAATGGTTTCGTTCGTCAAGGCCAATGAGCCAAGCACTTAACAAGGCCATTAGCCTGGCAGAGTTTCCGGAGAAACTCGCCTGCCTATTCGAGCCATCCCGCTACAAGGTACTCTACGGCGGGCGAGGCGGTGCCAAGTCTTGGGGTATTGCTCGAGCCCTGCTTATCCTCGGCGCCAAGTCCCCGCTGCGCATCCTGTGCGCTCGAGAGTTTCAGACCAGCATCAAGGATTCTGTTCACAAGCTGCTCTGCGACCAAATAGAGGCGCTGGGCTTGCTTGGGTTTTACGAGATCACCCAAGCGTCCATTCGCGGCAAGAACGGCAGCGAGTTTGCCTTTGCTGGCCTGCGCAACAACATCAGCAACATCAAATCATTTGAAGGAGTGGATATTTGCTGGGTCGAAGAAGCGCAGTCGGTCAGCCGCCTGTCGTGGAATGTCCTGATACCAACTATTCGAAAGGCGGGCAGCAGCATCTGGGTGAGCTTCAACCCGGAGCTTGAGACCGACGAGACCTATCAGCGTTTTGTTCTCAAGCCACCCGCCGACTGCGTAATTCGCAAGGTGAACTGGTCCGACAACCCTTGGTTCCCTGAGACGTTGCGGCTGGAGAAGGACGCGCTCAAGGAACGGGACATTGAGTCCTATAACACCGTGTGGGAGGGCATCTGCCGCCAGACGGTGGACGGTGCTATCTTTGCCCGCGAAATGCAGATGGCCGAGCTACAGGGCCGGATTACGACTGTCAACTACGACCCCAGCAAACCAGTTCATGCGGTGTTCGACCTTGGCTGGTCAGATTCAACGGCAATCTGGTTTCTCCAGTTTGTTGGCATGGAGACCCGGCTTATCCGTTACCTTGAGGACAACCAGCGCACCATCAGCCACTATTTGTCTGAGATGCAGACATTTGGTTACGTCTACGACACCCTATGGCTACCCCATGATGCTCAAAACCAGACCCTGGCGGCTGCGGGTCGTTCCATTGAGGACATTGTTCGATCTGCTGGATACAAGGTCAATATTATTCCTCGTGTGCCGATACCAGACAGTATCAATGCCGCTCGCACAATCTTTCCGAACTGCTGGTTTGACAGAGAGAATGCGGCGGATGGGATTTCGTGCCTGCGCCACTACCGATATGATGTAGACCCCGAGACCGGCGGATTCAGCAAGCAGCCGCTGCACGATCACTACAGCCACGGCGCGGACGCATTCAGGTACATTGGCCTGATGGTCAACGAGCCTCGCAAGGCTAAAAAGAAAGCAACCTTTTCGTTGCCAGCAAATTGGATGGGATAGCAATGTACTACTCTGACAACGATGTAAGCCCCGACAAGCGCATTGATGCGGCAATCAAGTTCCTGCGACTGGCGGGTGACTCCGACTCCACGAACCGTGCTGACGCGCTGGACGATCTGAAGTTTGCCGCCGGAGATCAATGGCCGGTGGAGATTCAGAACAGCCGCAACCTTGACGCCAGGCCGTGCCTGACCATCAATAAGATTGACGCCTACGTGCGCCAGGTGACGAACCAGCAGCGTCAGCAGCGGCCCAGGATCAAAGTCCACCCCACCAACACCCAGGCCGACGCCAAGATTGCGCAGACGCTTGAGGGGATCACCCGGCACATCGAGGAGAACAGCAATGCCGACACAGCGTATGACAACGCATTCGACTATGCGGTGCGCATGGGCTGGGGTTACTGGCGAATCATCACGGATTACGTGCGCGAGGACTCGTTCGACCAGGAAATCTACATACAGCCTGTCGACAACCCGTTTACTGTTTACTTCGACCCCAATAGCGTGTTGCCGGACGGCTCAGACGCCGAGCAGTGCCTGATTACTAGCGTGATGCCCAAGGCGGTGTTCCGCGAGATGTATCCCGGCGCGGATGATGGCGCCAACTTCTTGCAGCGCAGCACGGGCGACGATAGTGCTGACTGGGTGATGACCGAGGACATTCGGATCGCCGAGTATTTCCACATTGAGCGCGTCAAAACCAAGCTGTTGATGCTTTCAGATGGCACCAAAATCTACAAGGATGAGCTGCCCAGCGACGAGTTCTTGGCGTTGGCCGGGATCACCATCGTTGACGAGCGGCCCAGCTATCGCAAAGTGGTCAAGTGGTGCAAGCTGACCGCGATGGAAGTGTTGGAGGAAAAGGACTGGCCAGGCCGGTATATTCCGGTTGTGCCGGTTTACGGTCAGCAATTAATCGTTGAGGACAAGCGCAAGAAGTTCGGCCTGGTGCGGTTTGCCAAAGATCCGCAGCGCATGTACAACTTCTGGCGCACCAGCATGACCGAAAGCATTGCGCTGGCGCCGAAGGCCAAGTGGCTGTTGGCGGAAGGCCAAGACGAGAACCACGAAGACGAATGGGCGCAGGCCAACATCAAGTCCAGCCCTGTCCTGCGCTACAAGCAGACCGACATTGACGGCAGGCTAGCCCCGACGCCCACCAGACTGCAACCCGAGCCGCCGCCTGTTGGCGTGATGAGCGCCGCCGAAGCTATCAATTCTGACCTTCAGATGGTCCTGGGCATCACCGATCCTAACCAGCTGCCGAGCGGCAACATCAGCGGCAAGGCGCTCAACGGCCAGCAGCAACAAGTTGATCTAAGCAACTTCCATTACTTCGACAACCTGACCCGCTCAATCAAGCACACCGGCAAGATTCTGTTAGACCTGATCCCCAAGATTTACGACACCCAGCGCGTGATGCGGATCATTGGCGAGGATGGTCAGCCGGACATGGTCACCATCAACGAGCAGGGCCAAGACGAATACGGCGTCCAGAAGGTCTTGAACGACGTCACAGTGGGCGAGTACGACGTGGTGATGGACAGCGGGCCAGGCTACATCAGCAAGCGGATGCAGGCCGTGGATTCCATGATGCCGTTGTTGGCTGGCAACCCTGATTTGTTCAAGCTGGCGGGCGATCTGGTGTTTAGGAATATGGACTTCCCCGGCGCCGAGGTCATTGCCGACCGCCTGGCGGCAAGCAACCCGCTGGCGCAAATTGATAAGAAATCACCGATCCCGCCGCAGGTACAGATGCAGCTTGCACAGAGCAAGGCACAGATTGAGCAGATGACCCAGCAGATGCAAGCGATGCAATTGGAGATCAACAACCGCGCTCAGGTTGCCCAAATCCGCGAGGAAGGCGCTACCAAGCGCACGCTGATGCAGGTAACGGCCAAGGCCCACGAGACCGAGTCCAGTAATGCCGAGAAGCGCAACACCGAAGAAATGAAGATCAGCGGTCGCGCTAACGAGACCGTTATTGAAAGCAATACCCGGCTACAGATTGAGCACATCAAAGGCCAGCTAGCGCTCATGCTGGCGGACATTGACAAAAGCACCATGCACACCAGCACTGGCGAGGCTATTGAGCGAGCAATCTGATTCTGATACTATGCGCAAAACCTACCGGCGGGTACACCGGGCAAAATCCTTGAGGTAACTCATGTCGGAAGTGCAGGAACGGTTGGCCGCTAACGTGGTCACCAGCGAAAATCTAGCCGAGTTCAACTCGCAACGTCTAAACCTAGCTAATCGTGAGACGCCAGCTGCGGCTGCTGAGGAAACTCCAGCAGAGCCGGTTGAAGTCACCGAGCAGAGTGGGCAAGACGGCGATGAGAAGGAAGCGACAGCAGTAGAAGAAAACAGCAAGCCTAATAAGCTGGAGAAGCGATTTACGGCACTGACCAAGCAACGCGAAGAAGCCCGGCAAGAAGCCGAGCGGGAGCGGGCGGCTAGGGAGATCTTGGAGTCGAAGGTCAGGGAACTTGAAGGACGCAGCAGGCCGCAGGTAGAGCCAGCAGCAACCACCGAGGAACCCCATCCTAGCCAGTTCTCTGATGCGTTTGAGTACGCAAAAGCACTGGCGGAATACTCCACTGAGCGGGCGTTACGGAATCGAGACAGGCAAGACGCAGAGCGCAAGGCGGCAATTGAGCGGGACAAGGTCATTGAGACTTGGAACACCCGGCTGTCGGCGGCTAAGGCAGAGCTTCCTGATTTCGATGACATGGTGGCATCCAGCGACGTACAGGTCAGCGACCAGATACGGGACGCGATACTTGACAGCGATGTGGGACCAAAAATCCTGTATCACCTGGCCGAGCACACCGATCTGGCAACGAAGTTGGCAGGAATGTCCACCGCAAACGCTCTGCGAGAGATAGGCAAGCTTGAGGCACGGTTTGAGGCGAAAGCCGAAACCAAGCCGCTTTCTACCGTTGGCAGGTCCAAGGCGCCACCACCGATCAACCCCATCAGGGGCGGCGGGACTGGCACCGATGTAAAAATTGACAGCAACGGCGAGTTTCACGGCGATTACCAATCTTGGCGAGCCGCGAGAATGGCCGGAAAAATCCGATAACTTTTAGGAATAAAGAATCATGGCTAATACCCTGCTTACTATTAGCAAGATCACCAACGAGGCGTTGATGGTCTTGGAAAACAGCTTGACTTTTACAAGTGAAGTTGAACGGACCTATGACGATCAGTTCGCTGTCGTTGGCGCAAAGATCGGCAATACACTGAACGTCCGCAGGCCGGGTCGTTTTATTGGTACTACGGGACCTGCCCTCGCCGTCGAAGACTTCAACGAAACGTCGGTGCCAGTAACTTTGTCAACGCAGTTTCATGTCGACACACAATTTTCTACCCAGGATTTGGCGCTGTCGTTGGATATGTTTAGTGACCGCGTGCTAAAACCCGCGATTGCAGCCATCGCCAACAAGATCGACCGCGACGGCCTGGTGATGGCAAAGAACAACACCGCCAACATCGTTGGCACCGCCGGCACCCCGCCAAGCAGCCTTTTGACGTTCCTGAACGCTGGCGCGTATCTGGACGCCGAGGGCGCGCCTCGCGACGGTCAACGCTCTTGCATCATTGAGCCGTTTACCTCTGCGACCATTGTTGATAGCTTGAAGGGTTTGTTTGTGCCCAACAATACTATTTCCAGGCAGTTTCAGAAAGGCCTTATGGGAACGGACAGCGCTGGAATGGATTGGAAAATGGATCAGAACGTGGTTAATCAGACGTTCGGCTCCTACGCCACCACCACGGCGTTTAGCTGCAACACCAGCACCGCCACCGGTTTCCTGACCACCGGCTGGGCTTCGACCTCTACCATCGCGCTTTCTTGCTCGACGGCAGCCGCGGGTTTGAAGCAGGGCGACGTTATCCAGATTGCCAACGTCTATGCGGTCAACCCGCAGAACCGCCAGGCTTATGGCTCTAACAAGCTGCGCAATTTCGTGGTCCAGGCCGACGTTACTGTTGCAACCTCTGGCACCACCTCGGTGATCGTCTCCCCGGCGGTTATCACGGCGGGCCAGTTTCAAAACGTCAGCGTTACCTCGCCAGGCGCATCAACCGTTACGCCTTTCAACAACACCGGCGTGGTCTCGCCGCAGAACATCGTGATGCACAAAAATGCGTTCACCATGGCTTGCGCCGACCTCGAGCTGCCTGATGGGGTCCATTTTGCTGGTCGCGCAAGTGACAGGCAGCTGGGTCTGTCCATCCGCGTGGTGCGACAGTACACTATCAACAACGATTCGATCCCGACTCGTCTTGATGTGCTGTACGGCTGGGCGCCTTTGTACCCCGAGCTTGCTTGCCGGGTTGCTGCGTAATCAATCAGGGGAGCCGGAGTGCTCCCCACTTTCCAACTAATTCAAGGAAATCATCATGGCCAATCCCGGACCCGCATCAAGCACCCAAACCCACCCGCAGGTACTGAGTTCCAATCAGGCGCTACGCCTGCTGGGCAGCGCTCAGAGCATCAACTGCAACGCTACTGGTGACACGGCAATCCCGATTTTGAACACCAGCAGCTACATCATCCTGTACGTCATCGCCACCAACGCCAGCATCTCGCTGACCACGGCGGCTGGCGGTCTGTTCACCGGCCCTGCGGCTGGCGGCACTCCACTGGTGACTAGCGCGGCATTGTCAGCCCTCACAGGCTCAACAATCGCCAGCCAACGTACCGTTCTGACAGCTGGTTTGAACCAGAACACCAGCCAGACGATCTATTGGAACATCGCCACCGCACAGGGTGCCGCTGCTACGATGGACCTGCTGGTCTATGGTATTGATCTGACCTTCCTGCCCTAAACGGCGACGGCTCAGGCACAATGGGAGCCGTCCTCAAAAGGGACGGCTTTTTGTTTATTCAATCTTCGGAATTTGCATCATGAACAACAGCGCATTTGCACCGTTTGGCCCAACGTATCAAATCGGCACCTCGGCGGTGCAAGTGCTTGCCACCAACAACAACGGCTGCACTAGCTATCGGGTTCGTTCTCTGCTTTCCACCACGCAGTACCTATCCTGGGCACCAGCTGGCGTGGCCAACGCGACCCCGACGATCACGGTCACAGCGCCTGGCGCATCGCCCAGCGCCTACACGCTCGGCATCACGGCGGGGACGGTTGAGGTCTTTGGCAACCTGCCGCCTAACGGCTTCTTCAAGGCCGACGCCGCCGCAGCCTTTGAGATCACCCCAGGCGAGGGTCTGTAAGATGATTCGGAATCATTCCCGGCATGGTTCCAGGTTTCGTATTACGCTGGGAAGTGGCGGCAATACCGTTCCGGGCGCTCCAACAATTGGAACTGCAACCGCTACTGGAACAACAACCGCCACTGTTTCGTTTACTCAGCCCGCCAGTGATGGCGGGTCTACCATTACCAGCTACACAGCCACTAGCAGTCCGGGTGGTATCACAGGCGTTTTGAATCAAGCGGGTTCCGGCACCATCAACGTGACTGGGCTTAGTGCTGGCACTTCATATACCTTCACAGTCACCGCCACCAACGCAGTCGGCACTGGGTCAGCAAGCGCGGCAAGCAACTCTATTACAACGACCGCTTCTGCTCCGGGTGCCCCAACAATTGGGATTGCAACAGCAACTGGAGCAACGACCGCTACTGTTGCGTTTACTCAACCTGCTAGCAATGGTGGTTCCGTAATCACTAGTTACACGGCGACCAGCAGTCCTGGCGGCATCACAGGAACCCTAAGCCAAGCAGGTTCGGGGACAATCAATGTAACCGGACTTTCGGCTAGTACTTCGTACACTTTTACCGTTACTGCAACCAATGCAATTGGCACAAGCTCGGCAAGCGCCGCAAGCAACTCTATTACAACAACAGCAATTACGGTTCCAGACGCGCCAACAATAGGCACGGCGTCTGCAACAGGCGCAACCACAGCAACAGTATCGTTCACACAACCGGCCAATAACGGTGGCTCTGTAATCACTAGCTATACAGCAACCAGCAGCCCAGGCGGCATTACAGGGACTCTAAGCCAAGCAGGTTCTGGTTCAATTGATATTACCGGGCTTACGCTGAATACAACGTACACGTTCACAGTGACGGCTACCAATGCAATTGGTACAAGCGCCGCAAGCGCCGCAAGCAATTCTGTTGTCACAACACCGTTCAATTCTTTGCGTATCAGGTCTAATTCGAGCGCATGGCTGAACAGAACATCAGCAGCGACGGTCAGCACTTATACGTTGTCGATGTGGGTAAAACGTGGCATTTTGTCTGGGACTTATCAATATCTGTTTAGTTTTGGGAATACCGGAAATACTGATGCTTATGGGTTAGCGTTTAACGCTTCCACTGACACACTATATTTTTACAGTGGTGTATCGTATCCAACAGTTGCGGTTTACCGTGATCCAACTGCCTGGTATCACATTGTTTTGTCTAATAATGCTGGCGCATTCACTTTGTACGTTAATGGCGTATCAGCAGCGACAGGAACCGCCGCCACAATCCCTAGCGGATCGGTGATGAACATAGGCCGGTATGCTTATGGTTCAGGATCACTTTATTTTGACGGTGACATTAATGAGGTCAACTTTGTATCCGGTCAAGCGTTGGCCGCAACAGCGTTTGGCGCAACCGGGGCAAATAGCCAATGGCTTCCGATACCATACACAGGCACATACGGGGCTAGCGGCTTCCATTTGACCTTTGGTGATGCCACCAGCACAACAACGTTGATGGCTGACTCCAGCGGCAACGGAAACAACTGGACTCCAAATAACGTATTTCTTACCCCTGGGATTGCATACGACTCTTTGACCGATGTACCAACAATATCCTCAAAATTTGCAGCAAATTATGCAGTTTTGAATCCTTTGCAAGATGGCGCAGGAACTTTGTCTGCCGCCAACTTGAACATGACTGGTCTAGGCACAGCGGCATGGGCAACTAGAGTTTCAACGATTGCGGTTACTTCCGGGTCGTGGTATTTTGAGGTTACTCCAACAAGCGGTTCTGTATCGTCAGGTATTATGTTTGGAATAACAAAAAACCCATATCCGTCAGGCAGCATTGCGCTTGATTCAAACGGTTATGGGTATTACGGAAATAACGGTCAAAAATACAATAATAATGCTGGCGTTGCATATGGCGCAGTTGTTGCTGACAACGACATAGTCGGTGTAGCGTTTGATGCAACCAATGGCTCAGTAACGTTTTACAAGAACAACGTGAGCCAGGGCGTTGCGTTCTCTGGTTTGTCTGCTGGAACGTGGTATTTTGGAGTCTCTTGTTACGGAACAGCAACTGCATCTATCAATTTTGGTCAGCGTCCATTTTCCTACACGCCGCCAACAGGGTATGTTGCCCTCAACACCTACAACCTCGCAGCCGGAACAGTCACCACCAGCGGCACATTTACCGGCAATGGCAACGGAAACGGCCCGATGGTGTGGCTGAACGGCACGCCTACAACGATGACCATCAACGGAAATGCGGTGATATTTGGAGCCCAAGCCGACAAACTAGCTTCCGGTTTCAAGCTCCGCACTGGCGCCGCCGCATACAACGCAGTTGGGAGCAACAGTTACACGGTGTCGGTCTCTGGCGCTGTGTTCAAATACGAAGATGCGCAAGGTAACCCATGACCACAGCAGCAACCCCAATCCAAATCATTAGCCGAGCGCTCAAAGACATTGGGGCGCTTGAGGCTGGCGAGACGCCCACCGCAGATGCGGCGCAGGACGCTTTTGAAATGCTCAACGACATTGTTGGGCAGTGGTCGAATGAAAACATGATGGTGTACTACACCTCGGAAATCATCTTTCCGGTTGTGTCTAACCAGATTCAGTACACCATCGGCCCCACCGGCCAGATCGGCGCCACCATCACCGGCTCGATTGCCGGAACGGTCCTTACCGTCACCGGCCTGGCGTCTGGCGCCATTTGCGTTGGTCAGAAGCTCTCCGGCACCGGCATTGCGCCTGGCACCATCATTGTTGACTTTGTCACCGGCGCTGGCGGCAATGTCAACGTGCTGGGCACCTACACAGTCAGCATTCCGCAGACGGTCGCCAGCACATCAATCCGCGCCTACTACGAGCGTCCGCTGTCTATCTCCTCGGCGTTCGTGCGCGTCAGCACCACGGCCAACGGCGTGCCGATCTACGGCGGCGGACTGGACTACCCGGTGGCCGTCCTCGGGCTTGGCGAGTACGAGATGATTGGGCTCAAAAGCCTGAACGGTCCCTGGCCCAAGGCAATCTACTACCAGCCAGCAGAGCAGCTTGCCACGATCTTTGTTTGGCCTAACCCGGCGCAGGGCGAGCTTCATCTGTTCACCAGCACCAGCTTTTCCGAATACGTCAGTTTGTATGACGCAATCAATCTTCCGCAGGGCTACAACATGGCGCTGCGCTGGTGCCTGGCTGAACGTTTGATGCCGATGTATGGCAAAGTTTCTCAAGCCCAAATTGCTATGATTGGCGGCTTCGCGGCCCAGGCCAAGGCTACAATCAAGCGCACCAACATGCTTCCGGCCCCGGTCGCTCGATACCCCGACGCGCTACTGATGGGCAAGGCCAAGGACGCTGCGTTTATTATGGACGGCGGATTTAGGTAACCCATGCCAGATTTCGGCTTTGTCGGTCCCAGCTACGAGGCGCCCAGCATCTATCAAGATGCTCAGGAGTGCATCAACTTTTATCCTGAAGTTGATCCGACAAAGCCGCCTGGCACTCGAGGAATCGTAGCGCTCTATCCGACGCCAGGCTACACGATGGTGGCGCAGCTGGAAGTTGGCAAAGTGCGCGGAATGCGGGCGCTCTCTGGCGGGCAATATCTGGTGGTGGTCTCCGGCACTTCCGCCTATTCAATGACTTCGGCCATGGTGCCGACGCAAATCGGATTTGTGTCGGGCACTGGCCAAGTTTCCATTTCCGACAATGTGACCATTGCCGATGGCCTGACCGCCTACATTGTCAGCGGCGCAGAACGATATACCTGGGTTGCTGCCACCAACGTATTCACGCAACTGCCCGCCACAGACGGCCCATGGCAAGGCGCCAATGTCTGCGAGGTAGTGGACAACTACAACATCTACAACCAGCCTGGAACGCAGAATTGGGGCGCCACGGACCTTGGCAGCAGCCTGAGCACCAACGCCTACTATGGCGCCAAAGATGGCGCACCGGACAATCTGGTGTCTTTGATCGTTGACCACCGCCAGGTCTATCTGCTCGGCGAGTTTACGACTGAGGTTTGGACCGACATCGGCAACGTAATCCCCGGAATCATCTCCTTTCCGTTTCAGCGCGTCCCCGGCACGATGGTGCAGCACGGCATCGCCGCTCAGTTCTCGGTGGCCCGGTTCGCCGAGGCGTTCATGTTTGTGAGCCAGGACCAGCGTGGCCAATCAATCATTGGCATGATTGCTGGCTACCAGTTTCAGCGCATCTCAACCCATGCGGTCGAGCAATCGCTAGTTGACAAAACGATTTCCGATGCAATAGCTTGGACCTATCAGATCGAAGGCCACGAGTTCTATGTGGTGACTTTTCCCAGCGCTGATTTGACCTGGGTTTACGACCTGGCGAGCCAGGCTTGGCACAAGTGGCTGTCCTTTGCCGATGGCGAGTTCCATCGCCATCGTTCCAACTGCGGCACCAACTTTGCTGGCAATATCTTCATCGGCGATTTTGAGAACGGGATGCTCTACAAATTGAGCAACACCGTCTATACCGACGCCGATGCACCCATCCGCCGCCTGCGCCGAGCGCCGCACCTGACCACCGACCTGCAACGCCAGTACTTTGACGAGTTCCAAATCCAGTTCCAGCCTGGCGTTGGCTTGGCGGGCAATGACCCGACAATAACGCTGGAGGCGCTGCTCACCGAGGCTGGTGATGAGTTGTTGACCGAATCCGGCGATACTTTGCTGGCGTCCGTTGCCACTGTGCAGGGCGTTGACCCGCAGGCTATGCTTCGCTGGAGCAATGACGGCGGCAGCACTTGGTCGAACGAGCATTGGACAAGCATCGGCAAGATCGGGCGCTATCAGAACCGCGCTATCTGGCGCCGCCTGGGCATGGCGCGGGATCGCATCTTTGAGGTTTCCATCTCCGATCCCGTCAAGGCAGTGATCGTCTCGGCCAACCTGAAAGCTTCGGTGGGCGACAACTGATGGCCACCAATACCAACATCAACTTTCCGCAGTCCGAGTTCTTAGACCCACGGACCCAGCGACCAGCGCGGGAGTGGATGCTCTGGTTGATGAGCCCAAGCGTCATTCAGATCAATTCAACCACCGCCCTGAGTGTCCAGTCTGGCGGAACGGGCTTGTCCACAATCCCGACCAATGGCCAATTGCTCATCGGCAATGGCGCAGGCTACGCCCTCAACACACTGACGCCAGGCGCTGGCATTGGGGTGACCAACGCTGCTGGCGCTATCACGGTCGCCAATACTGGTGTGCTTTCTTGGGCTGGTGGCGCCACTGGCCTGACCCCGGCAGGGGCGGCGACTGGCGCGGTCAACTTAGCTGGCGTGCTTAATGTTGCAAGCGGAGGCACCAGCGCGTCCACGGCCAGCATTGTCTCGTTTAACAATATTACCGGCTACAGCGCCGCTGGCGCTACCGGCACGACCAGCACAAACCTGGTCTTCTCAACTTCGCCGACAATCACCACGCCGGTTATCAACGGGTTCACCGGCAACACAAGCGTGGTAAACATTGGCAGCGGCCAGTTTTTTAAGGCAACCAGCGGAAACATTGGCCTAGGCACCATTTCGCCAAATGCGTCGGCGATATTGGACGCACAATCAACCACCCAAGGCATTCGGTTTCCCAACATGACCACGGTGGAAAAAAACGCTATTGGCACCCCAGCCGCCGGCTTGGTTGTATTTGATACCACGCTTGCCAAGCTCTGCGTTTACTCTGGCACGGCCTGGCAAACCATCACATCCGTCTAAGGCTACACCATGAGCGCATATCTCACCCCCAACCCGTTGATGCAGTTCTTTGACGTTACCGGCGCCCCGCTAGTCGGAGGGACGCTCCAGACGTTTGCCGCTGGCACAAGCACGCCGCTGGCAACTTATACCGACTTCAGCGCGGCAATTGCCAACCCGACCACCATTACGCTCAACACTCGAGGCGAAGCGGCGGTATGGCTTGGCCCAGCAGCATACAAGTTCACGTTGCGCGATGCGGCGGGCGTTCTTATCTGGACCGCTGACAACATCACCACGCAAGATGCTCTGCTTGCTCTGGCAGCGTTTCAATCAACGCTGGCTGGCAGCACCGGCTCGACTCTGGTGGGTTTCACCCAAAACGGCCCAGGCACCACGCGCACGGTCCAGAGCAAACTGAGCGACTCCTACAGCGTTGCTGATTTTGGCTTCTCTACTAGCGCCAGCGCAACGGCCAACGCTACCGCTTTTGTCAATGCCTGGAACATCTCCAAGCAGTTGACCATACCGGCGGGAACCTACAACGTCACCGGCCTGCCCAACTTCGCCACGCTTGGCGCTCGCATTCAGGGAATTGGAAAGGTTGTGCTGAACATCACCGGCGCTGGGCCGGGGCTGATTGTTGATGCCGGGACGACCGCAGGCGTTGTCGTGCAGAACATTGTTATCGACAATCTGACGATCAACTGCACTGGCGCCGCGACTATTGGTGTCTTCATCCGAGGCATCACGCACAGTCAATTCAACCGTTTGCGGTCCATCAATTTCCCCGCCTACGCCATGTTGTGCCAATTCATGGTGTCCAACTCGTTTTACGACTTCTGCCATTCAGGCAACGAGCCGGGGATCATCACGCCGTCTGTGATTGGCGTTGGACTTGGCTTGCGCAACGTCAATGAACAATGCGCCGATTGCACTTTTGTCAACCTTATTGTTGAAGGTACAAGTGGCAACGGGTTGGTGCTGGATGAGACCGCATCAAACACGTTCATCGGCGGCACGGTTGAGGGCTGCGGATACACCACTGGCTACGGCGGCATTCTTATTAGCTCTAACAACACCAATAATACGTTTGTCAATATGTTTCTTGAAGCCAACGGCATAGTTGGCGACGCAACAACATTTCACATCAAATGCGCTGGGCTAAGAACCACTTTTGTAAATCTTTTTGCTGATGCGGGCGAAGGTTATCCGGCTCCAGCAGGCACCCCATTGGTCTGGATATATGGCGGCAACAGCACGGCGTTTTTTGGCGGCAGCATCCAGAGCCTAAAGATTGAAGCTGGCGTCAAGAACACGGTCACCAACTCGCTGGCCTATAACATTGGCGCTGCCACTGGCACCATCACCGACGCTGGCACCAACACCCGCCACATCCAACTTTACAATGTCGGCAGCGCAACCACCCTGCCAGACTCCTACGTCACGAAGAACACTTGGACGCCAGTTCCTGCCAGTTTAGTGGTTGTTGGCACTCCAACCTACACCGGCACCTACGAGCGCGTTGGCGATCTGGTGAGCTTTACCATCCGGGTCACCAGCACCACCAGCACAGCGGCCACGGCAGGGTCAACCAGTTTCACGGCGCCAACTTCGACCGTGGTCTCAGGCACCTGCGTTGCCGCATCTGCCGTAACTGCGGTTGGCTACGGCACTGGCTTGGTTAGCAGCAACGTCATCTATGTGCCGACCTGGGCGGCAAGCGCCGATGTTGTCATCACTGGTCAATACTTCGCAGCATAAGGAGCCATCATGGCTGGCGTCAAAATATCAAACCTTCCTGCTGCTGGTGCAATCACTGGCACTGAGCTTGTTGCGGTTGTGCAGGGTGGTGTCACCAAGCAATCAACGGTCACTGCTACGCAGACCACTGTATCTGGCGGCACTACCGGCCTGACCCCAGCAACTGCCACCGCCGGTGCTGTTACGCTCGCCGGAACCTTGGCAATTGCCAATGGTGGGACAAACGCTACCGCCTCGCCAACAGCTGGCGCAGTTCCTTATGGCACCGGCACAGCATATGCCTTCACCGCCGTTGGCACTTCAGGTCAGGTTCTGAAATCCAACGGTGCAGGCGCTCCCACTTGGTCAACAATATCCGGGGCGGGCACAGTCACCAGCGTAGCGGCTACCGTACCAACTTTCCTGAGCGTTACCGGGTCACCAATTACTTCTTCGGGAACGCTTGCCATTTCCTACTCTGGCACGGCACTTCCTGTTGCTAACGGCGGGACAAACGCTATCACGGCCAGCATTGCATCATTCAACAACATCACTGGCTACTCGGCATCGGGCGCAACGGGAACCACAAGCACCAACCTTGTGTTCTCAGATTCTCCCTCGCTTACCGGAACTGTTGCCATTCCAACCAAAGTTCTGGTTGGTGGTCCCACATCTAGCGCAAGTGCATTTGGCGTTCAGGTGTTTGGAGACGCTACTACGTTTGCGCCCAGCATAGTACAACGGGGTTACTCCAACACTGCTGCTAGCGCTTACGTATACATGCTTAAGACTCGCGGCACCACGGCTACATCCACCACTGCCGTGCAGCAATACGACTCGCTTGGCGGGTGGTTGTTTGGCGGCGCAGATGGCACGAACAATCAATTCCTAGCCAACATGTCGGCGTACGTTGATGGCGCGGTTTCTGCTGGAACTGTCCCTACAGCCTTCTCGTTTGCCACCGGCACCAATAACAGCACGTTGCCGCCAGTGTCAAGGTTGCAGATCAGCAGCACCGGCAATATCGGTTTTAACAACGGACAGCCTGGCGTTTGGGGCACCAACGCTGACAAGGTCATTGCCATTGGCAACGGCACCGCGCCAACAACCTCCCCAGCAGGCATGGGCCAACTTTACGTCGAGGCGGGCGCTCTCAAATACCGGGGCTCATCGGGCACCGTCACCACGATTGCAGCAGCATGAAAACTCCAGCCTGGCAGCGCAAAGAAGGCAAGAACCCCGAGGGCGGCTTGAACGCCAAGGGCCGCGCCTCGTACAACGCAGCAAACCCCGGCAAGCCTGGCCTCAAGCCACCGCAGCCCGAGGGTGGGCCGCGCAAGGACTCATTCTGTGCTCGAATGGGAGGCGTACCGGGGCCAATGAAGGACGCCAAGGGCGAGCCTACCCGCAAGGCGCTGGCCTTGAAGAAGTGGAAATGCTAGAGATCACTGACCGCCCCGAGCCGCCGACGCTGGAGCAAATTCAGCGGTTGGAGACGGAAATGCTCGCCATGCCTCAAGTTGAGCTTGAGACGGAGCATTATTTCTCCGATGGCATGTACTGCCGCAAGGTAGCGCGGGCGGCTGGGACGATCATCGTCGGCAAGACTCATCTGAAGCCGCACCTCTTTCTATGCGCCAAAGGCGAGATAATGGCGTGGAGCGAAACGGGAATGCGTCACATGCACGCCGGGGACGTCATCCAATCGTTGCCAGGAACTAAGCGCGTGACAATGGCGATCACCGATGCAATCGGGATCACAATCCACCGCACCGACAAGACCGATCTAAACGAGATTGAGGCAGAGCTAATTGAGCCGAATGACCTGGCCTT